AACCAGTACCTCAAACTGCTCTTTCACTGGGTTGGGCACATAATTGCTGCCATCAATGTAGAAGCTACCATCCCTGATTTGCATTGCTGTAGCGCGAAGAGCAGGCGGCACAACCAGATACTTAGGCGTAGTGCCAAGGGCAAACCCAGAAGCACTAGGAGCGGACTGGCTCAGCATTGCTGAGAAGGCCTCAGCGACCGCTGCCGTAGTCAGAGTGTTAGTGCTCTTGTTCGCATGTGCAGTAGCAATAAGGGCAGTAGAATCATAGTCGCAAGTAGCATTCGTATCCAAGACATCGAACACAGCCTTGTAGATGGTCCACTTCGCTGAGACACTCAACCTCTCAGGAATCTTCCTCAAAGCATTGATATCATCATTCAATGCATCCTCCCAAGTATAGCTTTCAAGACGGCCATACTTAGCAGGGGTAAGAGTCACAGCCTCATCATCAGGGCTAGCAGGCTCAGTATAGGTCCCACTCACTGAAGGTAGAGTAGAGTAGTAACCAATCCTGACAACATTGTGCGCCCGCATATCTTGCAAGCTCACAACATCGCTAACAAGCTCCTGCCACTCGTTCAGATAGGGCATCTCGTAGTCCTTCATCAGGATACGATGCATCGTGGTACCAAAAGCATCACCCCAGCTAACAGCTTCTGTGATCTCCCCAGTGAACTTAGTCGAAGCAATGTCATTGAGAATCATCGTAGCCAATTTATCTCGCGAAACTGACCAAGGGTCGAGATTATTGAACTTGCAATAGCTCTCATGCAAGCTACGGAACGGCTTAACACCATCAACGGCCTTACCAGATAGCAACCCCTCAAGGGCAGCAATCTTCTTATCAGCCTCATCGAACGAAACTTTAACCACAGGCTCCCTTTTCTCTTCCATAATCTTTGCTCCAAATTCTACAAGTTTCTTAATTTCGGAATCGACATCCGCTTCAGTAGCAACCTTATCGGCAAAATGAACCCTGACCAACTCAGCAATAGCCTTAGGTTGGTCACGTAGCTTACGCTCAAGCATAAGCTCAAAATTCAATCTTTCAAGTTGGGCCTTGATTGCATCAACTTCCTCAGTCTTAGGCTTAACCTCAGCCTTCACAGCTTCAGGCTCCACTACAGGTGCAATGCTAGGAACTTCCACATCAGGAATATTAACCTTAGGTGGAATCTCCTCCTTAACCTCGACCTCTTTAACTTCCTCGTCCATTTCGATTTCCTCCTCTAGTACAGGAATCATTGCAGATTCATAAAGTTTTAGCAGCTTTCCGCCCGCTGCTGGCTCAGTAACAACATCTACAGAGAGAACCTCATCAATGCTTTCAATGGCATAAACCTTTTTTCCTTCCACTAGTTTTGGCTTAGCAGTAGCAATGGCACAAATTGACAAACCAAGAAGATCAGGCTTATTTTTATCAAAAGCTTCTTTCAAAATACCAACAATCGGTGATTCAGACAACGCAACAAAAGTTGATTCAATTGACTTAGTTTCAGGATTCCAGACTGGATTCTCAAACCAACCTACCAAATCCTTTACACTTCTCGGCAATCCATTAGTATTTATAACATGGTCAGTAAAACACTTCACATTTTCAAACTTGCTAACTGATTGTTCAAGCACCTCTGGAGCATAATAGCGGTTGTTCTTAGAAATACCAGCCTCAATCAATCTGGCTTTCCAAACCAACCCATTACCACCCTCTTTAGCCTCGATAAGAACACTCTCATTCTTGGTCTGCTTCATGTAATGGAGATCAGGATAAGCCTTCTTTCCATCACCATACTCAGGAGGATAATAATAAGTCATGAACTTCTTGACCTTTTCAGCCAAAGCTTCGATCTTCTTAATCAACTCCTCGTCTTTGGTCTTATCCCGCATCTTCTCTAGTTCTGCAAGAGTATCCTGCAAGAACTGTCCCATAGCAGGAGTGCCATAATACCCATACTTGGATTGGGCTTCATCAAAAGCTTTTTCCAACCTTTCAACAACCTCGGCAACCGTACTCATTTCTTCCTCCATAGACAATCCCCAATTCTAATATATTTGCTACCCAAAAACTTGCTCATATCATGAGTGTAATGAAATGGGTGCATTGGATCAGGACCAGGCGTATGCTCAACCAACAAGCCACCAGAAACCAATTTACTTGTTAATGTGTTGAGCACTTTACTAAGCTCAACAGGCTCAATATGCTCAAATACATCCAGAGCTATTATACCACAAACCTTGCCAATTTCTTCAATATTCTTTATAACAATTATATCAACATTCTCTTTTTCGAACAAATTCTTAGCAAACTTATTGAACAATTCTGATTTATCATAGTAATAAATAGTATTAACCCCATGACGTTTCAAGAAGAGTGCATCGACTCCAAGACCGGAACCAAAGCAAAGAATTGGCAAAGTTGAACCAGATAACTCCCTTGCTGCTGAATACACCAACCTCAACAACTTAGAATAATTGGCAGAGATGTTCCAACCAATAAGATCATAAATGCCGTACTCAGAATCAAAGAAATTATTACCTTTCTTGTATTCTTCTAGTGCCAATTGGGCTGACATTGGAATTAAATCACCAATCTCTTTCTTTGGCTTGTCAAGAATTTCCGATGCTACTGTAACAAGCAAGTTAGCCAACTTTAGCCTGAACTCAATCTCGTCCTTCGGATTAGCAATTACATAATCTTTGATGCTGACACTATCGATCATCACATGTTCTGGGAGGATACGAAGGTCAGCATAAGCCTGAAAACCATTTTCCTTTGCTTTCATGAAGAAGTAGTAATCTTCAGAATAAGGTCTTTCAAAACTAAACCATGGTTGAGGAACAGTTTCAAATACAGAACGATGTACAAGAAGGCAACCAGCACCGGCACCGTCAATTTTTACCAAGCTCTCTTCGTCTTTAGCATCGATATACAATGAAGTTATCTGCTTCCCGTTCAAAAACTTCAGTACTTCAGCGGACATAGGGAGAAACAGATTATTTCCATAATATGTTGAAATAAGCGGAGTAGGATCAGGCTTATTCTTATTGAAGTAAAGCCCAGATAGGATTTTGATGTCATTCCTCTTGGCTGTCTTCACCATCAATTCAATTAGATTTGGAGGAAAGATCATATCAGAATCAAGAAGTAAGGCATAATCATTATCGGTAGCAAGGAACATTTTTACTAGATTATTTCGCAAATCAGCAAGTAGAGTACCTTCTTGGAACATCACGCTTTTGCAATGCCCCATTGCCGAAACTTGATAAATACTATCCAAGCAACGGGGGATGACAGTATGGGATAACCTTGGCACTAAGATCGAGACTTTTGCCATTTATTCTCACCTCTCGTGAAATGATTACTTTATAATATCAAGAATATAATCATTCCACAAGATATCACCTTTTTCTTTTTCATGGTCAGATAAATATGGTTTGTTAGCTTTGTCCAATCCTCCGTACCAAAGTTTAGTTCCATCTGGATGTTTGAAATCAATCCTTCTCCAGTTACTAAAGACCTTCTTCAAAATATCAGACTTTGTATCTGATACTCTAATAAAGTATTCGAAGAAATAGGGTTTGCATACACCGGCAAGGACATCGAAGAATCCAAACCATTCGAAGATAGCAGAAGTATTTGCTGTGGCCCCAACTCCACCTGGCTTTGCTTCAAACGTTGGATTTTCCCTATTGACCAATGTCAACCAAGCTAATGGTTGTGGTGGTTTCGTTTCGATAATAGTCAAAGAGCCAATATCTTCAAATATCCCAAATCCGAGAGGAAAAACGATTTCGCCAGTATGCAAGTTTTGCATCGAAATCTTAGGTTGATCGATTGTCCAACCAACCAGATATTCCTCATCAGGATGCTTGATTCTAAAGTCGATGTGAACGTTGCCTTTATTCCAGACATTAGACAAGTCATCGATCGGTTTATGTGAAACGTGTCTCTCAAATGCTGCTACCAAGTCTCCACGAGCACTTTCCGTAGATTTCAGGTCTTTCGCCAAAGCACTCATCGATTTGACCCAGAACAAATTTTCCTTCTTCCATATCTCATCGACTCTTTCTCTATCAGCCTTCATCAATTCTTCCACAAGCAATTCTCGACTTTCAGTATCATAGATACCACGAACATGTAGCTGCATTACAGCCTTTGTCGGTTTGGGCGTGGACATGTAATAAATCTTAGGATCGATTTCCTCTTTCGGACCTTCATCGGAATAATCCATCTTCGTTTCCAGCAGTGGTGCAATCTTATCAGGTTTGTCTCGCTCTGGGTCCTGTTCCTGAAGAATTGGATTTTCCCAAGAATAACCAACACTACCATCATCTTTTATAAATCGAGAAATCCTCTTTGGTCTAATAGTTACAATATCACCAAGTTTAGGTGGAATTTCTAACCTTTTTGCATACGTACTGCCATAAGCATAATCGCCTACGTGCCTGTCACCAAACTTGGGGTCCATTTCCCAAAGCTCTGGGCATTCCAAACCATGCCATTCTTTACCATCCCAATATGGTACCATATCACCTTCAGTCAATTTCTTTACTGTTTCTATCGGTACCAGTTTGTTATCCTTATCAAACATTGCACAGCGAAGAAGGTAAACTTGAGAATCCTTGGACATTTCTTTGTAGAGTGCTATTGCTTCTTCACCCTTGATTGGCTTATGGCCAGTCATCGGTTTGACTACTTTTCTGTGGATTCCAATCACTTGTGCTTTGCATTCCAAGAAAGACTTGTATTTACTCCAGCCAGAAGTCCTACCGGACAAATCGTATTTACTATCTACCCGTTTAGCCATAAACCCTTCAGAATGAGGATAATTAATGGCATCATCGCGATATTTGACAAAATCCTGATATGATGTTATCTTCCATCCTGGACAGATAACAAAAGCACTAAAATCATTCGCTAAACCAGACAAAGTATCATGTAAAATCTTTCTCCTCTCTTCAAAGGGCAATTCTGTCAGGTCTTTTCCATCCAAATAGATAATATCGAAGATATAATACTTAACTCCTGTTACAGGGGTTTTGGAATTAATGATCTTTATCATGTCAGCGCGTTCCAGGTTCGGGATAATACATTCCCCATCCAAGATCATGTCCTTGCCAACTAGTTTAGCGTCTTCGACCATTTCAGGAAGAAATTCTGCCCTATCTCTCTTTTTATCCTCAGTGTAGATTGCCACCTTGTCACCATTTGAATGGAGCATTAATCTTACTCCATCTATTTTTGGTTCAATATAAATTGGAAGATTTTCCTCTCCATAATGCTTCCAGAATTCATCAATATCATAGAAAGTAAATTCTCCATAACCAGCTTGGCTCTTCAATGGTTGGATGGGCTCAAACAATCTTACTTCAAGATCGATGATCTTCTGCTCTGCATTTCTGGATAGAGCTAACCAATAGAGAGGCTTCATTTCCTTTTCGGGTTCTATAATCTCTTCGACTTCTGTTCCAAAAATTCTGCCTAGCTTTATCGCTATGCCTGGTGTCCTATACAGAATATATATTTTATTATTATCTGTATAAGCAAATGGCTTGAGGATGTTGACGTTTAACGAAGGAATTATAGGACGCGAAAATGGGTAAAGAATCAAGTCACCTAGAGACCTGTAAGAACGATCAGGGCCAAGAGGCTCATAAAGAAAATGCAAGTCTAGCTCTGGATTGAGTAACACATCTAGCGTTTTTTCCAATTCAGGCAATGGTTTTGGAAATCTAATCAAAATATCAATATCATTAGCTGAATCTGGAGTTTTTACACTTGAGCCAACTTGAAGAACAGCATCATGAATAAACGTTACTGGGCTGATTGCTCTTGGCAGCCTTGCATTGAATTTCCTTTTTTTCATTTCCATGTAATAATCTTTAGCAAGGAAAGTGTACTTAAATTTAGTCTGAGGAGTTAAAGCTTCCCGGCTCAAGTGCATCCAAAGTAGGTGCCAGTCACTAATCAATTCCTGATCGCTTTTAGTCCTAGGGTCAGATTCAATCATTTTGTCCCACCTCTATTCCAATTAGATCATATAGTTTCTTAATTGCCATCTTACCTTCATCGCCAGTAAGCAATCCTTTATCGAGGGCTGCTAGTGTAGCATTCACAAGTCTGAGAATAGAACCGCTCAATCTCTGAACATCTTTGGTAACCAACTGTCCTGGTATACATCTTGCATTCAAATCACCAGTTACCATTTTCGCTATAATTGAGAAATCATTTGCTAGAGCATCTTGAATCGCTGCTAAGTTCTGCATTCCTGAATAAATCGAGAAGTTATTGGGAAGCTCACCATTGAACAGAAATGCAGGAATATCAGTACTATTGATAATCATGTTCATCAAGAAGGCTGCTTGCGAATCGGTAGAAGTATTCCTAGGGTCAAGCAAATCCCAGCTAACTCTTTCATTAGAGGCAATAACTGAGTTTGGCATTGGCGGGAATCTTCCCTTCATCTTCTCCCAATTCTCAAGCTCTTCCATTGTTGCACCCGAATAGGTAACTTTGAACCAAATTGAGTTTCTGAAAGCGGAACCACGAAGATAAGCATAAGCAAATGTCTGAAATTCATTCAAGAAATCAAGACTGGCAATAAAAGAAGGCGTGCCCCGTAACTGGTCACCAAATCTACCAAAGGCAAAGGCATAACCATCACCAACTATCTTATCTTCAGTTGGCTTGAACTCCAATTGCTTGAATTCTTTCAGTTCCTCTCCGGTATCGACAACAAAGCTGCCAATCTGCCTGCTATCGGTTGGATTACCCTTGACTTCTTTGACTACCAATGGTGAGATAGTCGACAAGTAAATCTTGTCATTCATAGGATTGGAAGAAAATACCCAATACATCTCGCCAAGAATCAGATACTCGATGAGCATCTTGCGCAGATTTTTATCAACATTGTTGGGGAACGAATACCAGAAAGAATTGAATTTATCTTGCACCTCATCGGCAATAGAGAATTCAAATCCTGCTGTAATCAAAGTATCGGCAATCAGATTTATCAACTTCCTATAAACAAAGTTGGAATAGTAGCTGTTCAGTGAGACTTTTCGTGCTTTGTTCAGCAGAGAATCACTAACAGTGAACTGGCTACTTGGATTTGACCAGATTGAAGGAAGGAGATTACTAGTATTAACTGCTTCGAATACGCTCTCTTGAATAAAGGGCTGTCTATCTGAAAGTGAAATTATCATACTTCTTTTACCTTCCTCCAGAACCATAGAATTTTCTTATAAATAGTTATAGATACGTCTCTTTCAGCACCAGATTTTCTAATTACACTCAGTGATAAATCGACAGCGAATGGCAAATTTATTACATGGCAAGGCTCATCAACACAGTTCATAGTATACTGCGCAACTCTTTTATTCCTATAATATAATACTACATCAAACGAATTTTCAACATATGTTGAACTAAGATCGATAATAATACAATAAGTCCCCTTCCCCTTTAGTCCAAGTCTGATGGGAGTTCTGGTGTCCATATTCTCGGCACTCCTGTAAATAAAGATGTTGGCTGTTGTAGCCCTAATCCTTCACCCTTTCCTGCTGGTCTAAATGAAATTGCTGCTTCTCCTCCTTCTAGCATAGTCATGTAGGCGTTATATACTGCATCCAATAAATCATCATGTGAAGACGAAGCTCCAAAATACTTCCATTCATTTATAAAAGCTTTTGTTATTTCCGCTGGCGTTTCCTCAGTTATCATTGGCAACGTAATTCGCTGCAACTTGAATTCCTCAGACAATCTCTGAATCCTGATTGTCTTGGGAATTGAATAACGTACAATTCTCACATTCAGCTTTGAATCTCTCAACAATGGATAAAGAGCACCTCTATCTTCGATTGCAATTGCGATTGGCTTATAGCGAGAACTGTACCAAAGAATCTCTTTTGCTTGCTCCAACACATCAATTTGTTTCTTAGTACCATCGACAAGATAGGCATTCTTTGCTTGGTCAACACCAATAACAGCAAGAGCAAACGAATCCATCCCATCTGGTTTATCACATGGGTCAACACCAATGAAGTACTGCAAATTATCAGGAACAGAATAATGGAAATGTAGCCAAGCTGGATCTAGAGCACATTTCTCTCTAATTGGAATCTGCATATACTGAGAACGGAAAAATAATGGGTTCGACTCCAACTTCTGCTTCAACCAGCCAGAATCGAACCTTGCTGGCCACAGTGGCTTTTCTGGAGTTGCTGTCAGAACATGGATATCCCAATCGTCTTTTTGTCTCAGAATCTCATCATACAAGTCACCTTCATAAAATCTAGAACCAGTAACTATAATCTGACCATCAGGCTCAAGACGAGGAGCTAATGCACCCCAGAACCAACTAGAAATCTTATTCCTCATTATCGGAGTCATGGTATTATTTTGTGTACAAACATCATCAGCAATAATCAAATCCAATCTAAAACCGATAGTATTGGAACCAACACCAATAGCAACCAAGTTGGGGTCTTTGATATACCTATCTTCATAAATCCAGCGTTCCTTCTTGGTCCATCCCTTAGTGTTATACTCAGGATTCTCTGGAATTACTTTGCCAATCAACTCAATCGATTGTGGTGAATCGAGAATCTCACAAATCTGATTCAATATCACTGAGGAATAATCTACTGTGTGTGTAGCTATACCAATTCTCAATTTCCTCCTCGTCCCCAAAGCCCAAGCAGCATAGCCAACAATTGTCGTCGTCTTTCGATGCCCAGGTGGAAGAAGTATCATTATCCTCTTTTTATTCGGCATCTCTTCAACAATCGGCTGCCAAAAGCTAGGAACGCGAATATCAAAGGCAAAATTCATGTAATCGAAGAAATCAATATTCTTATTCCCCTGAGCCATCTTGTTTTTTAGATTAGACAATTCTTCAAGAAAATAATCTTTTTTCATTTCTTAAATCCTGGAAATACAATTTCCAACTCATCAGGAACAACAAGATAGTTGGGATCGAAATAATGCCATTCTTCTGCTTCTGATTTCCTGAGTACTTTTTTCGGATAACCTATTGGGGGATTATTGTCCAATAGATAATAAAGATAACACAGCAATATTTCAAAAGCAGTTGTATGATAGAACTCAGCAATCTGTTCCAAGATTGCTAACATTTGATTCGGATTAATCTCAACAGCATTAGGCTTTCGCTTCATACCAATTATCTCCCACTCCAGTAGAAGCCACTAAAGGAACAGACAAATCAACTGCATTCTCCATTGCCGCAGTGACCGCCCGTTTACCATCTTCCAAGTACTTCTCGTCGACTTCACACACCAATTCGTCGTGAACTTGAATTAATTGCTGCACTTCAGGATTATCTTGCATCAACTTCAACTGAGCACTCTTAGTGATATAGGCAGCAGTTGACTGAATCACGGCATTGGTAGCTTCTGTATTTATTTTATCTTCAGGCCCAAACCAGCGTTTGAAGCCAAATGGATTTTCCACGTAACCTTTGCATTTAGCAGAACTGGTAAAATAATTCTGCACCTCTTTTATCTCTGGAAATATAGAATAATATTTACTCAACAAATTTATTGCCTCATCTTCACTAATTTCAAGTCTCTCCGATAATTTATGATAATTCATTCCATAAATTATACCAAATGTTATTGTTTTTGCAAACTTTCGCTCTTCTTTGCTAATCTCTTTCTTATTTAGCAAATAAGAGGCCATGACTGTATGTGGGTCAAGGTTCTTTTCGATTGCATCAACCAGAATGCTTTTCTTTCGCGTAATATCCTTTATCAAGTGAGCCAACACTCTCAATTCTAGAGAAGAGAAGTCAGAGACAATCAACTTCTTACCTTCCCTAGCAATAAAAAGCTTTCTGAACAACCCTGAAGGAATGTTCTGCAAATTTGGATTGCTCGATGCCAGCCTCGATGTTACCGTACCAGTTTGAATGAAATCACAATGAATAATGCCATCAGTGTTTTCTGATAGAGGAGCAACAAAGCCAGAATAGAGTTTGAATAGTTTCCTATACTCCAATATCTTCTTTGCCAAAGGAGAATCAACTTCCATAAGAGCAGCATTGTCTGCTGAATTCTTTGGATTACCGAAAATCAACCCTGCTATTTGCTGTGAGGAATTAATGTTGAATACTTGACCAGCAATAGCAAAGGCTTCGTCAGCTTTTTTCAATATGTCTTTTGTGAGTTTAGCTTTTTGCTGCCCCAAAAATTCTGTGTCTATCCTAACACCTGCCATTTCCATGTTGATGAGGACTTTGAGATATGGCATTTCTATCTCATAGAACAGATTCCTCTCATGAGGATTCTTCTCGAATTTAGCAATCAAATACTTGTATAAGAGGTTTGTATAATAAATATCCGATTCACAATATTTATCCAATTCACCAAACAGTGACAATTGAGAAACCTTTGTCCTATCAATTGTTACTGGATTACTATTAAATAGATCGCGAGCTATTTTCTTCAAGCCCATTGAATGTCGTTTTGGCTCAAGTAGCCAGAATCCAACCATCGTGTCAAAGAGGTCATATTTCGTGTAGTCGACAACATTGGAATGGGAAAGGAATTTGAGGTCGAATTTGATGTTGTGCCCAACAAGTAATTGTGAGCTATCCGCCAATAATGCGGAGACTTCTTCCTGCTTATCAGGAAAATAGAATATGTTTGTTCCTTCTCCCTTGGATATGGAACATGTAATGACTCTATCTTTTCGAAAATCAAGCCCTGTCGTTTCCACATCAAGAACAACATATTTCTGAGACCTGCTACATTCTTGCATTTAACTTTTACCTTTCCGATTAATTTGCTTGGTTTACGCGGTTGTCTTAGATATGAAGCTAATCTATAACTTACAAATTTGTCAACATTGGCTGATTTCTCATCAAGATAGATTCTAGAGCACTGGTTACAAAGATAATGCCTTGTTGTTCGAATGCCACAAGCAAAACAATATCTAACTGGAATTTTACTCAAGTTCAAGTCTATACCAGTATAGCCAAAACATTCAGGGGAAAAATTCTCCAACCCCCTGACAAACTCTTCGTAATTAAAAAGGGAATACAGCTCAGCAATAGGGAGATACATTAATTGTGCGTAAACGGAAATACACATTCGAATCAATGCTTTTCCTCTGATAAGCGACTTATCAGCACCATGATCCGAATGTCCAGTAGCTTTTGTTAAAACAACAAACCTAGCTAAATAAGTATAATAAGGGTCATCTAAGACCAATTCGTAATTCTGAATTGGTCCTAGACTACCTCTCATTGGAAGCAAAAATCGATCATGGATAAGGTTTAGGTCTTTGGGGGCGGACTCAAGAAGTTCTTTAGATACAATGCGACCTCGCCTTTGTGCAATTCGTTTAAACGATTGTTTGAAAACATCCAAATCCGATGATCTTTTGCGATATCCACCAAAGCGTGTGCCCATTCGTAATCTTCCAAATAGGTTAAATCCCAGAAATTCAGATCAAGCTTTTGAGGCATTGGCAATTCATGATACTTATTGAAGTAAGGAATCAATTCTTCCAAAGGAGCATCAACAACAAATGAACCATATTTACCAAACTCCTCTTCTGCCGCTTTCTGCTTCGGGCTTTGTTTCTTAGCCAGCTTGGCACCAATCTCAACTTGGTCTTCCTCTTTCATTGGAAAATTAGCAGAAATCCTAATCCTCTTCTTCTCAGGAGTTTGGGTAAGAACTTCCATCAATTTCAAAAAAGTGCTTGGATTCACAGCGGTAACATCATAATCAACAAGTTTAT